AGCGTGACGTGTCCGCCGTCGGTGGGCACGTCGTGCTCGTGGGGGCAGTCGCCGGGCGCATGGGCCGCGTGATGGCAGCCGGGGCAGGTGTCGATCATGACGGCGCCGGTGCCAAAGCAGCGGTCGCACGGTCGCACTTCGGCCATGCGCGGGTTGTCGAAGCCGCCCTCACCGTGGCAGTCGGGGCAGTCGATGGTCGTGGTGCTCATGGCCGTCGCTCCTCTGGAAGTGCGCGGTTGTAGCCCCGTAGGAAGGCCTGGTATTCGAGGTCGCTCCCGAAGTCGTCGCGTGTTGCGAAGAGCGGGTCACCGCGTAGGCCAACCTTGCGGCCCTCCTCGTATGCGCGATCTAGGTCCGGTTTCGTTGCCATAACGTCACACCCTCCATAGGTTGATACCGGCACCCCAGGGGCACCGCCACCGGCTACGAGCTGCCTCGTGGCCGGGAGCGGAGCGGCCTGGTTAGCGATGTATGTCAACGCCTACGACGGCGTAGCCTCGGTACTCGGCCAGCTTCTCGATGAAGTATCGTCGCCACGACTTCTCGTATTCGGCGTTGATGCGCTTGAAAGCCGCGTCATCGTCGCGCACCTTGGCGAAGAAATCAGGGTCATCCTGCCAGGGCTCGACCTTCTCTATCCATTCGCCCTCAGGAGTCAGGAGCCATGCGCCGTAGCAGTCCTCACGGAGCCGAGGGAGCACCACATGGTTGCGCTCGATGGACTCGTGCACCGGGTCGTAGCTGTGGTGGCCGTTGGTCCGGTCGCACTCGGCGCAGTCCTGATCGTCAATCAGGTAGCCGTCCCAGCGTCCGCCGATACGCCAGAAGTCCCAATGGCCGTGCGTCTCCTCCGTTGCCTCGTTGTACGTCTCACGGTGTGGCTCCATGAGTCCGCCGACGCCCGCAGTCGATAGGTTCTGCTCGAACGGCGCGGTTATCACCAACCCGAAATAATGCATCATTCACCCTCCATTGGTTAGTCGGTCACTGCCGCAGACGCCAGCGCCCCGGTAGCGGGCGCGGGCGTTTCGCGTTGCGTGGTGGTTAGGCGTTGGCTGCTACCCCCACGCGCTCACAGAATGGGCAGATCCATTCGTTGCGCTCAGCCTTGAAAACGCCAGCCATGATCCCATGTCCACAGTCCGGGCACGGAGCCTGCCAGCCGGGGTACTCTGGCGCGTCCAGTGGTACGTCCTTGTGAACCGGCCAATCTCTCCAAGTCGTCATCACGCCCTCCTGGTTGTTCGGCCTTGACTGGCCGTTGCAATCATTATCCACAACGTATCCACAATGTCAACACCCAAATCTTGTCATTCGTGGGCTAGGCGTGTATCATGCGTGGACTATGGACAAAGACATACACATCCGGATTGACGACGCGCAGTATCAGGCCATCGAGCGAGCGGCGAAAGCGCAGGGGTTGAGCGTGTCGGCGTTCATCCGTCAGGCGTCGCTACTGGCCGCCGGGAAGGTGAAGTGATGCCACAGTTGAATCGCAAGCTCGCCCGGACAATCCTCGAGAGGGACAAGTACAGTTGCCAGCACTGTGGCGAGTCTGACCTTGCCCCACGTTTCCGCCATGTTCACCACTTGGATGGCTCAGGGCATGATGCGCATCCCAATAACGACCCATCCAATCTTGTGACGCTATGCGCGCGTTGTCATACGCATCTTCATCGGTTTGGCCATCCCTTCATAGCGTATGGGTACCGGTGCGCCAACTGTGGGGATCGCAGACCGGGCGAGGGTTGGCAACAGAGGTTGCCTGTCCACACTGGCGATAACTCCAAGCGCCGCGGGCCGTTCAATCACCATTGAGAGCACAACGAACGCCGCAAGCTCGCCCGCAAAACGCGTGCCACGAACGTCTTGACGTGATCGCGCTGGCCCGTGTTAGGGTGCGAGCATGGCAAAGAACGACGCTGTGCGAGGTGCCGGCAGGTCAATCGCCACTGTTCGAGGTGGCGGGCGCTACCGGAGCCGACGCGATCCCGCCTTGCTCAATGGGCCGGTCATCACGCGGAAGGCTGACACGGGCGAGATTGTTCGCGTTGAGCCGGAGCTTGATGAACGCCGCTATGCCGATTCCCTCATGCGCTTCAAGGTGCTCCAGAGGGACGGCTACCGATGCCGTTACTGCGGCGAGCCTGTCACCGACGAAACAGCGAACATCGACCACGTGCATCCCTGGCTCCGAGGCGGGCGCACCAAGATGGCCAACCTCGTCACGGCATGTCAGGAATGCAACAAGCGCAAAGGCAACCAAGCGGGTATCACGCCTCGCTCCATCCCCAAATGCTGACACACGCGACATACGGCCCATGCCGCCACCTACCCAGCCGTAGGACGGGCGGACCCCGCAGCGATGAGCGGGCTCCAGGTGCAGCAGCGGGCTGAAACCTAGGGGGTAGGGGGTGAGGAAGGGCGCATGCCAACCCACCTACCTGTCCGCGCCAAAGCGCACCGACGCGACGGCGCGATTCACCCCGTTCTGCCTTCAACCAACGGCGTGTTATAGTCTGAGTCGATAGCTAACCAGCCTCCCATAGCCGCCGGAGGTGCAACCAGTGGCCACCCCATCTCGCAACCTCACGCTCAAACAAGAGCGTTTCGCCATCGAGTACGTCCGCAACGGCGGCAACGCTTCCGCTGCCTACCGAGCAGCCTACAACGCTCAGAACATGAACGAGGCCACCGTTGCCGATGAGGCCTATCACCTCACACGACACCCCGAAGTAGCCCCGATGATCGACCAGCTAGAGGCGGAAGCTCGCACGGAAGCTGGCCTCACGCCCGGCTTCCTGGCCTCAAAACTGCTGCGAAACCTCGATGACGCAGCAGACGTTGGCCAGTACGCGGCGAGCAATCGTGCAGCCGAATTGATCGGTCGTGGATGGCTCGGACTGTTCAAGGACGGTCCGGCCATCGACGCTCGCAGCATCAACGTCACGATCACGGATTCAGGAGTGCGTGATGGACGGCTGGCCGAATTCACGTACGAACAGCTGAAAGCGATGGCCGAGGGGATGCAGGCGCCTGCTGCTCTTGCGCCCAGTGTCCAGGAGCCAGCAGCAGAGGCCGACGGATGAACGCACACACGTACGCGCGTCACGCACATGCGCACGCACGCGAGGGCCGGGCCACCCCGGTGAGACTCTCGCGCAAGGCGGACGGTTCTGTACGGCCCCAAAACTACGCAGCCGTCACTTTAGGACGGCGGCTGGTGTCAGTAGCGTGACACAAGTTGCCAGCGGAGGTAGCGAGATGCCAGCAGGTGGGAAGCCGTATCCGAAGCCACGGAAGCCGAGGAAGTGACGCAATGACGACGACGTGTGGAGTAGGTGCCTACCATGACGTGGGTAACAGGAACGTCACCTGGTCGTCATCTGTCGGTCTGTGCAAGTGGGGTCACTGTTTCCACGGGGCGGCCGCAGTGGGTTTTGGGCGTTGCTGCCGGTGCGGAACGACGGTGGAAGTGGCGTGATGACTGACCACTGGCCATCGCAGAACGTCAGGCCCGGCACGCGCTCCGATGCCCGCAAGCGTCTGGTGGAGCGTCTGGAGGCCGAGGAAGCGGCCCGTGAGCGTGACGAGGCGCTGGCTGAGTTGAGCGTTCCACATTTCGATAGAGGAGCGATACCGGAATGATTGACCTACTGCGCGAGGTGCTCGAATCGCTGATGGCGTGGCTGGACGTGTGCTCGTCGGTGGGAGATGGGGCCTGCGCGAGCGTGCTCATCACGTGGCTCACGCTCCTCATCTCGTGGTTGGGTCTCTATGCCTGACCTGACGCACTTGGGTTTCAGGACGCCGACCAACTTCGACATCGACGACGAGGAGACGTACGACTCGTTCTCCCACGGCACGGCGGCTGTCATCAGCGAATCGACGCCTGAGCCATCGCCAGCCGAGCGCGAGCACCTCGCGGATAGGTTCTTCCCCTTCGTGCCGCTCGCCCGCGACATCGCCATAGTCGCGTGGGTCGCCGTGAGCATGTGGAGGCGCCGGTGACCACGGCGAGCACCACGATGAACGTCGAGGCCGTGCTGATGGATATGGCGCGGCTGCGGTTCACGGACTTCTTCCGCTACATCCGTATCCAGGACATCGAGACAGGCTCCGGCGTCGCGCTCAGGTTCGAGCCGTGGCCGCACCTATTCGACATCGCGGACCTGTTCGACAGGCAGCGGTTCATCATCGTCATCAAGTCGCGGCAGGTGGGCCTCTCGTGGCTCATCGCCGCCTACGCGCTGTGGACGGCCCTCTACAACCAGGGCGCAAACGTCCTTCTGCTGTCCAAGGGCCAGGACGAGGCCAGCGACCTGCTCGGCAAGGTGAAGTTCATCCTCGCGCAGATGCCTCCGGAGCTGAAGGCGCACGTCGGCAGGGGCGGGACGAACAACTCCTCGGAGATCGAGTTCACCGCCCTCTACTCCCGCATCCGCGCCCTGCCCTCGACACCCGGCGCAGGAGTCGGCAACACGGCGACGCTCGTCATCCAGGACGAGGCCGACAAGCACGAGTTCCTCGAGGACAACTTCGCCGTCATCCGCCCGACCGTGGACGCGCCAGGGTCGAAGGCCAAGCACATCATCGTCTCCGCCCTCTACCCCGACAAGATCGACTCGTTCTTCCGCCAGGAGATACTCCGCGCGAACAACGTGGACGAGCACAACGCGTCGGTGGCGGACGGCAGGTCCACGTACGTCAAGAAGTTCCTGAGCGTCTGGGTCCGCCCCGGCCGCGACGAGGAATGGTACAAGTCCGCCCGCGCGGGCTACGCCGACGAACACGCCTTCCAGATGCAGTACCCCCGCACGCTGGAAGAGGCGATGGCCCCGCCCGACTCGCAACTGGCGTTCCGCCGCGAGGTGCTCGACGAGTGGATGGCCGAGTCCAGCCCGCCGCTCAACATCCCCGGCGCGCCCGCCGACGCGGGCATCTGGCGACCGTACTCCGTCGGCAAGAAGTACGCGGCGTTCACCGATACGTCCCACGGCACCGGCAACGACTTCGCCGTCACCATCGTCATGGAAGCGGATACCGGCGTCGTTGCGGCGGACGTGTACTCGAACCTCCTCGACCCCGACGACCTCGCCTTCCAGAGCGTCAGGCTCCTAGAGATGTACGACAACCCCATATGGGGCATCGAGGACAACGACTGGGGCATCCAGGTCATCAAGAAGGCCCAGCAGATGGGCTATCGCCGGCTGTTCCACCGCCCGTTCAGCGAGAAGCAGCCGCACGTCAGGGGACGCGTCGGCTGGCACACGGACGAGACCCGCCGCCGCTCGCTGTACGGCGACCTCCAACAGGCCGTCAAGGACAGGGCGGTGACGGTGTTCCGCCGCGAGGGCATCCAGCAGTTCTACCAGACCATCAGGAACCCGAAGAAGAACGGGAGGGTCGAGGCCATCGAGGGCGGGCACGACGACTATCCGCTGGCCGTCGGCGGCGCGTTGCAGATGGTGCCCCACGCCCGCCGCTCCCGCGCCGCGTCCATGGGCAGCCCGCATCTCGCCCGCGAACCAGTGGCCTCGGCCCGCCGCGCCCCAGCCTATACCCCGCAATGGTGATTGGAGAGAACGATGACGACTCAGAGTATGGAAACGGCAGCGAACGAACGGCGGAAGATGTACGCGAGGGTCGTCGTGGTTGACTACCGCCTGTTCGAGAAGTGGCTGAACCTCCCCGAGGGCTTCCGCATCGTCCACCCCGATACGCCTGCTGACGGGTTCGGACTCCGCCTCATGGTGGAATGCCCACCTGAGGAGCGGTTCGAGGTCGGTGAAGGCGCGTGGATGCCTTGTATCATGGCCTCCTGCCGCACGAACGAGCACGGGATCATGGACGCGATGTGGTGGCCTGACCTCGGCCAGGAGGAGCCACCTAGTCCCCCTGAACTGGTGGGGCCGTGACGAAGCCCGACGAGACGTTCATCACGCAGTACAAGACGCACCTGAGCGAGGTGTGGTCGGAGGCGCACGCCCATTGGCGCGGCGTCATCGACCCGTGGTACTGGCAGAAGGTCAACCCGTGGCCCGCCGGCTCCCAACGCCCCTACGTCATCCCGTCCACCGCCCGCAACATCATCGAGCACGCCACCGACACGCAACTGGCCTTCGAGCCGAAGTTCTCCCGCAACCCCGTGGGCGCCGGGATGCAGCACGAGCAGGACGCCGACGCCATCGAGGCCGGACTGCACGCCGTGTTCGTGGACGCGATGCTCCGAGAGCCGGTGCTGGCCTTCAAGCAGCTGGGGAAGAACCTCGGCATGTACGGCTACGGCGTCGCCAAGGGGCCGGTCCTCGACCTGCGGGACAGGCCCAAGAAGCCGGTGCAGCGCAAGGGCGAGAAGGACGAGTTGTTCCGCTGGCGCGAGGTGGACTACAAGAACTCCCGCCGCTCGTGGAACCCCATCCGCATCACGGCCCCCCATCCGTCCACCGTGCTGCTCGACCCCCTGAAGAAGCAGCCCGACGACGGTATCGAGTTCCGCAAGATGTACACCGGCCACATCACCGACCTGCTGGCATCCCTGCGCGAGCGCAAGCGCAAGACGCTCTACGTCGCAACCGAGGGCTCCCTGCCTCTCGGCAGCGGTGACAACCCGTTCACGACCGTCGATGCCATCGAATACTGGTCGCGGGAGTACCACGCGCTCGTCGTCGGCAGCCAGATGGCATTCCTTGAGGACAACGTGTACGGCTTCTGCCCGTTCAACCACGCCTTCACCGGCTTCGGGCAGGACCTCACGAGCCAGGACGCCATCAACCCCTACTACATGGCCCAGGGGCTCCTCGACTCCATCCTGCCGAGCCTGAAGGTGCAGGCGCAGTCCTTCAGCGCCAAGCACACCGTCCTCCTCGAACGCGCCTACCCCCGCAAGTGGGCGCGCAACCCAGAGGAGGTGTCCGAGGCGCTCGCCACCCCCGACGGCATCCTGCCGCTCGACGCCAAGGAGGACTACGGCTTCGTCGTGTACCCGGAGGTGGAGCGCGGGCTGGCCGAGATAGACCGCCGCATCGACGAGGACATCGAGATGGGGACGTTCACACGGGCCGTCGCCGGTATGCGCCAGCAGGGCGTGTCCACCGTCGGCCAGCAGGCCATCCTCTCGACCGCCGCCACCAAGAAGTTCGCCGTCGTCAACAAGCACCTCAACCTGATGGCCACCATCATCGGCATGAACACGCTCCGGCTCATCGACCGGCTCGGCGAGGCCATCGAGGTGGCGGGCGAGCGACTCGACCCCAAGCAGATACACAACGACTACAACGTCATCGCCGAGTTCCACACCTACGACCCCATCATCCAGCAGGCCGAGCGCGAGTTGGGCCTGCGCGAGGTCGAAGCCGAGGTCATCTCCGACGAGACCTACCGCGAGCGCACGCAGATCGCCGACGAGTCCAAGGAGAAGAAGCGGCTCATCGCACAGAAGGTGCGCAGCGGACCCGCCTACGAGCAGGCCATGTCCAAGGTAATCGCGGACGAGGACGGCATGACCGACATCATCGAAGGGCTGAACGACCCCGACGAACTGCCCGCCGGCGCAGCGGTCCCCGCCAGCCCCACCGGCCCGCAGGGGAGCCCCGGCACGCTGGCGGGCGCGACCGAGAGCATGAGGCGGCCATTGACGCCGGACGTAAGACAGCCACCGCAGATGGGGGCCGCGTGATGGCACGCCGACGCCGGACGAGCATCTACACGGAGGTCGCGCTGGAGTTGCAGGCCGAGCTGCGCCGCGCCCGCGAGCAGGCCGAGCCGCCGCCCGCCCGCTTCATGCACCACGACGTGAAGCCGTCCGAGATGCTGCGCCAGGCCGAGCACATGACGCCCGCCCAGCGCGCCGAGTTGCCCAGGGACGCGGTGCTCAAGGCTATCCGCGCCAGTAGGGGACAGCCATGACCACGCAACAGACCGAGGCCGAAATCGCCAACGGCGCCACCGGACAGGACGACGCCGGAGACCTGTTCGTCTACAACGAAGGCCAGTGGTGGTACATCCCGCCACGGCCTGATGGCTGGTTCAACGCGTGGCCGCCCATGCGTCTTGAGTCACAGGACGAGGCCGACGCTCGTGGCGGCGGTGACAGCGTACCGCGCCAGATGACCGTCGATTGGGACAGGTTGCAGACCGAGTACCAGAAGCAGGTCAAGGCCGACGCCGACCGCGCCAAGGCCGAGCAGGACGAAGCCCAGCGTGTCGCCGACGCCGAGGCCGCCGCCGCCGCCATGCCCCAGCAGTGGGGCGGGCCAACCGGCGAGGCCGACGCCCACCGCGCCGCCCTCGACGTGGGGCTGCTCCCGGGCGAGTTCTCCGTGTTCCTCGACCCCCAGACGAAGCAGTGGGACTACCGGATGGAGGCTTCCAGCGGCGGCCAGCGGTACTCGACGTTCGACTCGGCCCAGCGCAATGCGCCCCCGGGCTTCCGTCCCGCTCCCATCGAGATGAACGATGGCTCCACGCTGTGGGGCTTCGAGCGCGTACCCGACTCGCCTGCCGACCAGGAGCGCACGTTCAGCAGCTGGGACGACCTCATCATCGACACGTTCGTCAAGCAGGGCAGGGACGCCGCGCTCCAGGTTGACCACATCCGTGACCTCGTGGAAGCGCCTGACCAACGCCTGTCGTTCCGCGACGCGCTGTCGTTCGGGATGCAGGCGGCCAGTATCGGCGGCTCGTTCGACGCTGAGGTGTTCAAGCAGATAGTGTCGCTCGTGACGCAGGTGCCGCCGTCAGCCATGAGCGACCCGTTCGCATCGCAGGTGCAGGGCGCGGCCAACGCCTTCGAGGAGGCGGTCAACGACCCCATGCGGTTCGCCGAGCAGCCGCCCGACGTGCAGGACGCCATCCGCCGCGGCATGGCGAGCGCCCGCGCCAACGAGGTGATTTTCGAGCACGGGCCGTATGACGACGCACGGGAACAGGACAGGGCGTTCAGTGACACGTTCGACGCGGAGTTGGAGCGACTGGAAGGCGAGCAAGACCCTGGCCTGGGCGCATTCGGCGTGCCGACTAGGGAGGAGTTCGAGGCGGGCATCACGCCGCCCACCGAGCCGTTCTCCGGCATCGAGTTCGGTGAGGAGGACCTGGGCGGCGGCATGACCCGCACCGTCAGTGGCCAGCACTTCCGCGACACGGGCTTCGGCAGCCCCGACCTCGGCGAGCCGTTCACCCGCGTGGAGACGGAGAAGCGCAACCGCACGGGCCGCGTCACGGTGCGCGGGAACATCGAGCAGGCCGACCCGTCGTTCGTCCGCGCTGCCCAGAGCGGCACGCTGCGTGAGGAGCGGCGTCGCCCACGCATGCCTGCCACTCCCGCGACCCAACCGCCCAGCGACCCGCTCGACCCGTACTACAAGGCGGCTGACATCGCAGAGGCGTCGGTGAAGAACAAGGAACGCACGAGCCGCCGCCGCCGTCAGGCCGGTGCGGCAACGGTGGTGGGCTGATGCCAGAAGTACCCATCGAGACGGATGCCCAGCGCCGGATGCGCCTGGCGGCACAGGCCCGCCGCTCGCCGTCCGCCGCCCGTATCCACTCCACGACGGCGGCCTTCGAGCGCGCGTCCGCCGACCCGTTCGAGGGTGAGCCGACGATGACGATGCAGCAACGCGCCCGCTCGGCCCAGTTCGGGACGGACGTGTCCGACGTGCCGGTAACGAAGCCACCGCTCGACCCGTTCGAGGAGACCGAGTTCAACCGCTTCGTCGTAAAGCCGCTCAACACGGCATCCCGCACGGCTGGCACCACGCTCAACTTCCTGGCGACGGGACTGGCCGAGGGCACGTCGCTGCCCGAGCCTGGACCGGACGGCAATCTCCGCAGCACGACGGGCATCAGGCCGGTCGAGCCGATGATTGAGGCGTTCCGTCAGGAGCAGGGGCGAGACCCCGACTTCAACGAAACGCTCTCGCTGGTGCAGGACGCGCTCAACACGCCACCCGGCTTCCAAGGGCTAAGCGAGGTCATCGCCGATATCGCCCTGCCGCCGTTCGGGGCCATCCCCGTCGAGAAGTGGGCGACGCAGGCCGTCCGCGAGGCTGCACCACGTGTGGGCGAGGCCGCCGCTCGCGGTGCCCGTGCATTCGTTGGCGACGAGGTGGGCGCTGTTGGCCGCAACGTGCGCGGGGCCGGTGACGAGGCCGTGCCTCCGGTGGCTGCGGCGGTCGAGCCGGGTCCTCCCCCGCCTGCGACTCCTGCCGCAGCCGCTCCTGACGCTGGCCCACGCACCCCGCGCTTCGACGCCGGCCCGCGTGCCGTGACGATGGCCGACAGTGGTGG